AAAAAAATTAAATACTTATATTAAAGAAAATAATAATATAAAAATAATAATTTATGGAGAAAATTGTAATGATAACAATATAATAAAAAAATATAATCAACTAGAAAAATTAGGATTTAAAAATTTATATATATATCTAGGTGGATTATTTGAATGGTTACTATTAAATGAAATATATGGTGATGAAAATTTTCCAATAATTAATAAAAACAATGAATTAATTATAGATCTTTTAAAATATAAAGGATAATATATAGTATTTATTATACAAAATGGATTTAAATACTATTTTTTTACATTTAGAAGTTTTAAGTAAAATTAATGAAGGAGACAAAATTTCTATAAAATTAATTCCTGGAGAAAAAAAAATGTTTGTAGAACAAGGTAGTTTAACTTCCCCATTAACAAGATGGTATAACGGATATAATAGAGAAGATTCTATAAAATTTATAGAAACTTTAGTTTTAAATATTGAAAGTAATTCTTTGTATATAATTCATGGTAATCATATAGAGGATTGTGATATATTAATAAGTTCAATAAGAAAAGGATTAAATGGTTTAGAAAATTTAAAAAAAACTTATATAGATGATTCTATAATTTCTTCAAAAATTAATTTGTCAATAGATAAATTAAATTCAATTGTAAAAAATTTATCAGCTTTTAATAATAGTACAATTAATGTAATAAATGAATTAGAACAAATAGAAAATAGAACAAATGAATAATAAAAAAATTGATATGATTATTTAAAAAAATTATATCAATTGAATTTTTTAAAAATGGATGAAATAAAGAAAGCATTAGAATGTGGAATATGTACCGAAGTTGCTACTCTACCAGTAAAAGGCGTTTGTTGTACAAATGCAAAATCATTACCTCCTGGTTGTTTAAATTGTGTTAGAACATTTTATGAATTAAATAAACCATTACAACAACGTGGTTATCAAAAAAAAGGATGGGCGGGTTGTGGATGTAATGTTAATTTAAGAAATAAATATAGTAAATTTTATTATGAACATTGTATAGAATTAGATTCTATACGAAATATAATAGGTAAATCAAAATGTTTTCATGAGGAGTGTGGATTAGAATTTGATACATGTGCAGAATTGCGTAGACATTTAGATGGTTCAAGTACTCCTAATGATATTAATGGAGATTGCCAAGAAGCAATAACAAAATGTAATTTTCCAAATTGTAATTATTATAATAAACGTAAAATAATTAATGGAGAACATTATGAAAGATTTCATAAATATATAGTATGTGATGTATGTAATTTAAATATAGAAAGACCAAATTTAATAAGTCATTATAATAATCATGCAGAAAAATTAAAATCATTATATAAAAAATTAAAAAATTAAAAAATTAAAAAATTAAAAAATTAAAAAATTAAAAATTATAATATAAAAACATATTATAGATACTAGTAATGAGTAATAATTTATTACAAATATATAATAATAGTTATAATAATGAAAATACATATTTTTTAATAAATTTGCCAATAATTTTTATTTTTGATAAAATATTAATTGGATTATTTGGAAAAAAAGCAAGATGGTTTCAATTACATGTTATATGTAATTTATGGGTTACATATGAAATATATGATGATGTAATTTTAATATATAAAAATCCAGTAATAGGATATAAATATCTATTGGATAATAAGATATCATATATTATTCTTTGGTTACATATTTATCATTTTTTACTATTTAATAATTTAAAAAAAATAGACTATTTTCATCATATATTATTTGTTATATTTGGAATAATTCCTACAATCAGATTTGTAAATACAAATCAAATATTTTTGGGATATATTGCTTGTTCTGGTATTCCTGGTGCATTTGAATATTTTTTACTATCTCTTTTTAAACACAATAAAATAACATTATATTCTTTAAAAGAATATATATATTATTTATATTTATTTTTTAGATTGCCATTATGTTTAATTGGATGTGGATATAATATTTCTAGTTTACACTCAAATATTATAAAAGATAATATTTATATAAGTTATTATATAAATACATTATTATTTTTAAATGGAACAATTTTTACACATTTAGTTTCAAAAGCATATTATGAAAAAATATATTAATTATTATAATTTATATATATTATAAAAAATATAATAAAAAATAAATACTACTATTTATTATTAGTAATGCAAGGCAACAGAATTACATTTATTGAAGAATTAATAAACATTTCTAATAAAAAAAAAAGTATAAATCAAGATTTTGAAACAAAAAAAAATGCTAGAGAAGAAGAATTGTTTAAATTTCTTACAAATAAATATCATAAATTAATAAAAGATGGAATAACTCATTCTGCAAATAAAGGTAAGAGAGAAAAATATATTAATTTTAATAGAGATGATTTTAAAGCAAATTTTCCTTCATTGGGATATCCAAATGATATACAAAAACGGTGGTTAGATCAAGTGATTACAAATCCAGCATCAACAATATTACCAATGAATGAATCAAATGATATTCCTGATCATTTAAATGGTTTACATTATGAAATTTGGAATAATAAAGCATTTACAACATATTTTACTTGGTAGATTTACCAATTAATTTCTGAAAAATTATAATTTTTTAATGTTTTATTAATCATAGAAAAAGGTTTAGAATTATTGAACGGTGGATAAATATTATAGCTTTTATTAAAACTTAATGGAGAAGGATGTGAAGAAATTAATAATTTATGTTTATTAGTATTAATATCTAACAATAATTGGTGTGCATTTCTTCCCCATGCAATAAATATAATATTTTCTAATTCATTATTTAACAAATTAATTATGTATTTTATAAATTCTTTCCAAATTTTAATATGAGATGTAGGTTTATTATGAATAACAGTTAAAGAAGTATTTAATAATAGTATTTTTTGTTTACACCATTTTAAAAGTGACAAATCATCCAATTCAATATTTAAATCATTTTTTAATTCTTTTTTTATATTTTTTAAAGAAGGTGGTATTTTATTATTTGAATTATTTATACCAAATGCAATACCATTTGCAAAATCATGAGAATAATATGGGTCTTGTCCAAGTATTACAATCTTAGTTTCATTAAAATCAAAATGTTGAAAAGCATTAAATATATTATTTAAAGATGGATATATTTTATTATTATTATTATTATATTCATTGGTAATGGTTTGCATAATATTTGAGAAATCTTTAAATTGAAAAAATTTATTTTTCCATAATTTAGGTATATTTTCAATATTCATATATAATTTAAACTTATTATTTTTGAAAAATATTTTATATATATATAATATATATAATGACTGGAATAACTTCGGAATTAAACACTTCAAAAGTACCTGAAAATGATTCAGTTTTAAATGAACAAGAAGGTGGAAGAAGAAGAAGAAGAGGAGGAAGAAAATCATCAAAACGCTATGGAGGTTCGCGTAAACCCACAAGAAAAGGTAAACGTGGAGTTAAAGGCAAACCTGGAAAAAAAACCAAAAAATCTCCATCAAAATGGATAATTTTTGTTAAAAACTTTGCTTCAAAATCAAAAAAAAGTTACATGGAAGCTTTAAAAGACCCAAAATGCAAAGCAGAATATCATAAAAAACATTAAATGAGTTAATTATTTAATGAATCTATATAATCATATAATGCATCATTTGCTAATGAATCAGCAAATGAATTTTTATTTCTATATATATGTTCAAAGTTAATAAATTGAAATTTTTTTTTTAAATTATTAACTTTATTATATAATGGTTTTACAATATTAGATTTAACATTACATAAATTATTTATTTGGTCTATTACTATTTTAGCATCTCCTTCAATATAAACTTCTTTTATATTAGATTTTAAACAAAATTCTAATGCTTTTATTAATGCAGAATATTCTGCATAATTACTATTTTTTGGATTAAATAATATTTCATTAAACTCATATAATACTATATCGTCATAAAATAAAACAAAAGCTACAGAACCTAAATTTAGTAAATCTCTGTTACATGCATCAAATTGTATTAAAAACATTATTTTTCTATAAAAAAAAGATAAATAATGTTTATATAGTTTTATTCTTTTTTGTAAAATTATTTTTATTTTTTTTAAGTGAAAATGTTTTTGCTTTATTAAAATTATTTTTTTGAATTAATTTATTATAATTAAATTCCATACATTTTTTGTATAGAACAAATTCTTGTAAAAGTTCTTTCTTTATATTTCTAACTTTAGTTTTTAATAATGTTTTATTTTCAGATGATTGTTTATCATCTTCTTTTAAATCATTTAATTGAATTTCTATTTCTTGAATTTGTGTTAATATTTCTTTTAATTTTTCATTTAATATATTAATTTCACTATCATATTTTTTTAAACATTCTTTAAAATCTTTTTTATTATCAGTTTCCTCTTTACATTTTGTATTAATTTCACCGGTTAAAGTTTTTATTTCATTTTTTACACTATTTCTGTTATTTTTTAATACTTTAATTTTTTCTTTTAGTTCTAAGATTAATTTTGAATTTTTTTTATTAAGATTATCTATTTTTTCATTTAAATAAATAATATTTCTAATATCATTATCCTGAATATGACTCAATAAAATAGGTATATTTAACATTATAGGTTGAGCAAATTGAGTAGCGTCTTTTTCTCTATTTAGATAACTAATATATCCTGCTGTTTTATTTGCAATATTTTTTATACCATTTTCACTAAGAATACCATCTTTTGTCATATATTGCATTTTAAATTCCTCTTTATCAGTTGTAAATTTTTCTTTTTCATTTGTATAAAATAAATTAATTAAATTAAATAATTCAAGTGGACTATTAGTAAATGGTGTAGCAGTCATAATTAATAGTTTACATGAATCTTTACCAGATTTTATATAACTATTCATAATTAATTTTTCCATAATTTTTGTATCTGGTCTCTCAGACGCTTTGAGGTCTCCTCCATATAATTTATGTGCTTCATCTATAATAATTAAAGTTTTCTTTAAAATATCTTCTGAACCATTTCTCTCTTTTAAAATATTATAAATTGTGTTTTTCCCAGCTAACAAGTTACTAAACTGTTTATAAGACATAGGTTCTAGCCATTTATTAGATAAAAGTTTTTTTCTATCTGAAATTTTTTCAGGTATTAATAATCCATTTTTAACTTCATGTGCAATTATAGAATGACATATTTGATCGAAAATATTTTTCCATACATCACTTTTTAATGTAGTTCTTGTTACCCATAAAATATTATATCCTTCTCTCTCAAAAGTTGATGATGCTATCGATACACCAGAACATGTTTTTCCTGTACCAACAGAATGCCATAATAGTAAACCTTTATATGGTGATTCTGGACAAAAATATTTAGTTATAAAATTTTGTGTAGGATTTAGTTCAATATCAGATGTATTTGTATTTTGTGTTTCTTTTTTTGGTATACATTTATTTTCAATAACTAATTTATCCCATTTATATTGTTTACTATTATAATTAGTTTTAATAAAATCTCTCATCTTTATAAAATTCATTCTAGTTTTTGGTATAAATGAATTTGTTGAATCTTGTTGATTCACTCCATTATATTGAATAATTTCATATTTAATATCTTCAACATTTAAGTTATCGTCATTATTGTTATCATCTACATGAATATTTATATTATTTTCATCTAATTTTTCTTTTATTTTTTTTGGATTTTTTATTTTTTCTATAATTTGCGGAACATATACCATACGGACAGCCCATTCTCTATTAATTTGTTTACAAAAATCTTTATTATCTCTCATAAAATTACATAAAAATTCTCTCAAATTTGTTTTAGGTAAATTTTTTTTTGGATATTTATATTTCAAATATATTTGTTTTAAATAATCTGTAGATACAGGTATGTCATTGGTATTTCTTTTACCACATTTTCCTTTACATTTTATTTGATCAATTAAAAAGAATTTAGATTTTTTATTAACTTTTTTCATAAGATCTTTTTTTGTTCCACCCATTAAATAATAATCATTTTCCATATATTGATTATTTATATCTTCAACATTATGTAAATTTTTTGTTAAAATATAATCAACTGCGAGAGAAGGAGCCAATTCAAATAATTGTTTACTTAAATTATTCATAGCCGAGTCAAATTCACTATATAACATTGTTGCATCATTAAATTTTTCAATATTTTTAAATATAAATACATCATCTTCTTTATCATTTGTATTATATGTTAAACTTTTTGGAACACTAAAAGTATTTTGTGTTATATCAGGTACAGTTAAATAATAATTATATACATATAAAGGCCAACCTATATTTGGTATAAAGTCTAATCCTTTTTGTCCACATGTTCTTGTAGCTCTACCAACTGTTTGTTTTAAATCAGCAATAGTCATTGATGGTTCAAATATATGTACATATTTAACATCAAATAAATCAATACCCTCTTTAAAGCCACTATCAAAAATAATAAATCTTAATTTATTTCCATTAATATTTCCAGGTCTTTCATTAAATAATTTAAGAAGTTCTTTTTTTATTTTTTCATTAAATGTAGCACCATATATACTATTAGATGATAATAAACCAAAATTTTTATTACTATTATCATAATCAATATACAATCTCATTTTTTTTTGTTTTGGAATTTTTCTAGCTTTTATAACATTATTATAGCCATTAGAAATTAAAGCAGATGCAATTATTTTAGCACCATACCCTCCTTCTTTAACATCAGAAAAAATAAAATGTTTAAATTTTTTACCATGATTTTTTTGATCAATAGTGTCAAGGTCTTTTATATTGTTTAATAATTGAATCATTTTTGGGGATTTAAAATCTAAAGTATTTTCTAAAGATACAGGGTCAAAAACTTTTTTATCAAATTTATGTATACTTTCTATTTTGCTAAAATTAGCTAATTTTCTCATACAAGAAAACATTTTATTTCTACGTTTTTTTGTAATTTTTGAATTGGAAAAATTATTTTTTTTTGTTGAATCATTGTTTTTAAATACAAATGAATTATTTTGATAGCAATCATTTATTTTATTAAAATCTATATGTATTTTACCATCATTTTTATCTGGGTGATGCTTAAGAAACCATTTTTTAACATCGGTTTTTGTATTTAAATTATATTTTTTAGCTAAATTATTACATGAACTCATATTATTAATATATATATATATATTAATAATTTGTTAATGCTATAAAATTATTAACTATAAAATTAAATTCGTTATCTGAATATTGAAAATGATCTATATCATTTTCTATATAAAAAAGTATGTTATATTTTTTTTTTAAATTTTTAATTAATTTTTTTTGAAAGTTAATATTATAAATTTGGTCATTTTTTCCAGAATAAATAAAAATTGGTGTTTTTTTATTTGTATTTAAATTTATATATTTTTTCATATATATTGATTTTGATATAAATACTCCTCCAATATTTTTTGATAATAATTTTAATATATTAAATATTAATGTACCCCCTTGTGATACACCATATATAAAAATTTTTTTATATGATTTTAAAATAGTATTTTCTTGTTTAATAATATCTATAATTTTTTTTGTACTTTCTAAAAAATCATCAATATTTATTTTATCTATTTTATTTATTCCATCATAACATGTATAATAATTATACCAAGAATTTACATTATATAGAGTATTATTTGGATAATTAATATTCATTATATTAGAATTTGGAATTATAAATTTAGTATTATTATAATACTTACCATAATAAGCATTTGTTTTAAATTTTGTTATAAAATCAAAAAAATATGTATAATCACAACACATTGGATGTAATAATATAAATGTATATTCATGATTATATTTTGGTTTTATAATACATATATCAGAATTCATATACATATATAAATGTAAATATTTATATAAAAATTGATAAAAATAATATTTTTTTTAAATATTATTAAAATTTAAATGAGATGTCAGTGTAAGAACATTACAAATAATTATGTTTGTAGAAAAATAATGAAACATCCAAATTATATTAATGAAAAAAGATTTTGTTATATTCATTATAAATATTATATAAATATATATGCAAATATTATACAAAAAAATTATATAGGTTATAGAGTTAGAAAATATTTAAAAAATATATATTTAAAATTACCAGAAGACATACAAAGAATAATTTGTTTTTACATAAAAGAAAAATATTATTATGATAAATATTATAATGTTATTGGAAATATTGTATTTAATAAACTTACTAATTTTATGAATTTTATAAATTCATATAGAGATAATAATATCATTGTATATTACAATGTTCTATTTAATTATGATATAAATAATTTAAGTATTTTTATAACTTTTATATTTAATAATTATAAAACCATACATAATATTTGTCATTTATATTCAAAATATAAATCTACTTTAAAAAAAGAAGATAATATTTCTATATTATCTCATTTTATATATTATAATAAAAGAATCAGTTTTGCATTAGATTTATACGAAAAAAATATAATTAATGCATATACATCACATGTATTTGATGTAGTAAGTGCAATAAATATGAAATATAATAAAATAATTAATGATTCATAAAATTATATATTTTGCTCATAATATCATCATAATAATGATTTTTTATAAATAAACTAGTATTTGTTTCTTCATTTCCATTAATAACCAATACTTTTCCTTCTTCAATAAGTTGTGGATTATTTAACCAAGAATCATGATAATAATTACAATTTTTTAAATATTCAATTGGAATATTTTCACCTTTACGATTTCTAATTTTTATTCTTTTATCACAAATTTCAGGAGTAGTTCTTATATATACAATTTTAATGTCTTTAGTAATTGAAGAGAATTCATCAAACCATTTGTTATAAACCTGCCATTCAATATCATCGATATTTTTTTCAAGATATAACATTTTTGCAAAAATATTTCTATCAGTATAAATAGACCTTTCTGTAATAATAAAATCAAAATCTTTTTGTAATTCTTCTTTTAAAATACTTAATCTACTTATATATGCCATCATTTGAAATGCAAATGAATATTTTTTTGAATTTTTATAAAATTTTTCAATAATTGTTTCATTTGAACTAATATCTGTTATTGATTCCCAAATTTTAACTGGTTCTTCTAAAAAACATATTTTATTAATTTTATTTGATTTATTATTGCAAAAATATTCAAAATTTTTTTGTAAATATTTAACAATAGTGGATTTACCAGAACCAATATTTCCATCAATTGATATAATGATTGGCGACATGTATAAAATATATTATTATACTATTAAAATATTATTTAAAATTTGATCAATTTTAAATAATATAATAATTTAATATATATTGCAGAAAATATAAATTTTTATGATGGAACACTTAAAATAAATATTAATATGGATGATAATAAAATAAAAAAATATATAAAAAATGTATTTAAATAATTTACTATATATAAATATATAGTAAAATATTTTTTTTATGTGCTGATGCCCGAGTGGTCTAAGGGGTACGACTCAAGTTCGTATGGCGTAAGCCTCGTGGGTTCAAATCCCACTCAGCACAAATTATTTTTTATTATAATTTATAATAAAAAATAATATAAATTTAATAACCATATAATTCTCTTTGTATTAATCTTTTAAAAAAAGATTTTTTATTGTTATATTTGTAATTTATATATTTTTCTATACAATCATTACAACATGTAAAATATAAAAATTTAAAAGGTTTGCAATTTTTTATTATAAAAGAATTTTTAAATATACTTATATTTTCATCTAAATAATCATCTTCATATGGTATAAGTAAAAAATCATCAATTAATTTACAACATATCCAACAATTCATTTTTTTATATTTTTATTATATTTTTATTAATTTTTAATTTTTAAATCCCAGTATTTTGTCTTTTAACTCTAGGAGGACTATTATATGAAGTAGATCTATGTGTATCAATTGGTGGAGAAATTAGTGGCGCAATAGGATAATTAGGTGTTTGAGAAGCTGTTCTTTCTGGTAGAGTAAAACCAATTTCTTGGCCAGATGCATGTCTTGAAGCAGCAGAAGCAGCGGCTCTATATGCAGAATGTACATTATCACTATTTTCACTATAGTTTAATGCTTGGTCTAAACAAATTCCATATTTATTAGCTTCTAAAATTGCATCTTGATTAGCTCCTAGATAAAGAATTTTAATATTATATAAATTATCTGCTTCACTAATCATATTTTTAATTTTTTGAGAAGTATATTTTTTACTAGAATTTTCAATTCCATCAGTTACAACATAAATAGTACATGAATGATATGCATTAGTATCTAATTTTTTTTTCTCCATAAAATAATCTAAAGTATTACCCATTGCATCTAGAAGAGCAGTTTGACCACGTACCCTATATTGATTACGAGTAATTGGTTCAAGTTTATTTAAATCAAGTGAATCAAGTAACATTTCTTCTTCATGATCGAATAATTTAATTGAAACTTTAACTTGAGTATCTTCCTCCATTTCTGTTTTTAGAATTTCAAATGTAGAATTAATACCAGAAATAGTATCATCTTCTTTTCCGGCCATTGAACCAGAACGGTCAATAATAGCTATAACTTCATGAATTTTGCTCATTTCTAATATATATATATTATGAAAATAGATATAACTAGTTTTATATCAATTTTTTTTAATATTTTATATATATAAATAAAATGAGAACAAAAAAAAATAAAAAATTTAAACGCAAAGCTGGTTCTAGAGATTCTTTTCTATCAACAAAGGTAAGTTTGCGTCAATTATCACAAGTTGGTTTATCACAAGATGAAACAGATAAAATATTTAGAGAGTTGGCATCTATAAAAATACAAGATAGATTTAATGAAAAATATCTACAAAGATGTAAAAGATTATTAAACGTAATATCAATTAGAGATTTAGAAATGTTTAATAATTCTTTTATATATTTTATTGATAGCATAAATACTACATATGAATTTGATGATAAAAAAACACCGGGTTATTTATTAAATATAAAACCAATGGTAAAAGATGCGATTCGTCAAAGTAATATGTTATTAGCTTTAAAAAGAAATGATGATTTATTAAAAGAAATGTTTAAAAAAGCGGGTTACAATAAATTAGGTAAAACAATAGTAACATCAATACATAATATAAGAAATAGTATAGTGTTAATACAAAATTATAAAAATATAGCATTAGATGATTATAGAGGAGCTGAATTAGGAGTAGAAACTCAACCATCTGTAAGAAATACAACAAGTCGTAGAGTAGATTCAATTATTAGACCACCAAGAACAATAAGAGCACAAGCAATGACAAGACGTATAAGAAGCAAATAATTAGACTATATTAATATAATTAATAAAAATAAAATAAAAATAAAATAAAGATATTCATGTAAAATAATTTAAGAAATGAATTTTAGATTAAATTATTTTACAAATTATAATTTAATACTTTTTTGTTATAATAATTTTATAAACAATGAATTATATTATAATGATATTTATAGTATAAGTGCTTGTTTAACTTGGATAGTTTTTTTTTGTTTTCATGGTAGTATATTATTAGATTCAAATAGTTTTAAAAAATTAAGATTAAAGCATGAAGTATCTTATTATTTTTTTCATATCGGTAATTTTGTTATTCATATATTACCATTTGGATTTTATATATATTATCCACCAAATAATATAACTTTTTATCATTCATGTGTATCATATTGCATTAAATTATTATGGGCATTATTATCAACAAAAGGAGATTTAGATTTAGGAAAGATTTATATTCCTTTTTCCAGAAAAAACATTATTAAACTTTATTTAATTTCAACAATTTCTTGTTTTAGTGCCCCAGTATATTATAATTTACTTAAATCCGCCTCTTAATCTCAAAACTAAATGTAAAGTACTTTCTTTTTGTATATTATAATCACTTAGTGTTCTTCCATCTTCTAATTGTTTGCCTGCAAAAATTAATCTTTGTTGATCTGGTGGAATACCTTCTTTATCTTGAATTTTTGATTTAATATTATCTATTGAATCGGATGCTTCAACTTCAAGTGTGATAGTTTTTCCAGTTAATGTTTTTACAAAAATCTGCATTATATAATAAAACGATATTTTTTTTATATTTTTTAAAAATATATTTTAATAATATATAAATGGCTGTTAAAAAAAAATCTTTATGTAAAGGTGTAAAAGTAGAAAAACCAAATAAATGTAAAAAATTAAATGGATGTAAAGTTGCAAGTGGGCCAACAAGAAAATTTTGTAGAAAAAAAAGAAATACAAGAACAAAAAAAGTGTCCAAATCCAAAAGTAAATAAAATATAAATTAATATTCTATTTTTTTATATATAATATTAATAGTTCTCTCAGATAAAAGTTTAGAATTTTCTAATATTTTTCTATCAACACATTTATATAATTTTAAATTTTTTATATAACCAGAGAAATATACAGATTTAAAACCATATATATGAATTGCATCTTTTATAATTTTATTATTTATTTTTTTATCATGAGTAGATAAAATTGATTTATAAATATAATCTGTAGCAGGATTAGGCATATACATTTTTTTTATTATATTATTATAATATTAAAAATTAAATTTCATATTTTTTCTTAATTTAAAAGTTTTTGCTTTACTACGTTTTCCTAAAAATTCAAAATATTTTTTTGTTAAATTATATCTCTCTTTTACAAATTTAGCTTTTTTATATAGTGTTTTTTTATGTTTTAACATTGCTTCCATACGAACTTTCATAATCATACCAACTTGCCATATACGTTTATGAGGATATTTTTTGGTTTTATATAATTTTTCTAATTTTTTTATAGTTTTTTTTATATCATTAATATTACTATATTTTATAGTAATTGTATCAGATGGATTTTTATTAATATATACATCAAATGATTTTTTTGGATTATTAGGATTATATAAAAATTGTTTTTTTTTTATTTTTCCTCCTAATTTTTTAGTTTTTTTTGAACAAAATTTATATGGTGCACAAGATGCTTTCATTGTAAATCCTTTTATATTTTTACATTGATTAAATGTAAATTTTCTGGGTAAAGTAAAAATTTTTCCATCATTTCTTATGCATTTATTATTTTTTTTTGTATTATTAATATTTATTTTACAACAGTTATTCATATATAATATTAGTATTAAATTTATTATTTATAATATTTATAAAGTTTATCAAATTATCTTTTAAATTATTATCTGTTTTATACAAATTTCTTAATGTTTGTCTATTATTCATATATTTTTTGTCAAAATATAAAAAATATTTATTTTTATCTTTATCATGTCTTTTTAAAGATATATATTTTGGTAAAATAATATTAGAAAAATAATTACTTTCAATTTCATTATTAGATAAATCATTTATATCTAAACTATATATTGATGAATTTAACTCATTATTATTTTCAATATCATTTAATAATTTTTTAATTTGTTCTAATTTTTCTAAAATACTGATTTTATTTGATTTGCTAGAAGTTATTACTTTTTTAATAGTCATTAGTGGGTGTTTTTCTATTTTAAAAAATTCTCTATATAATTTTTTTTCTTTATTATAACATTCTTTATAGTAAACAACATATTTTGGAATCATGTCTTGTTTTAATTCACTAGGTAATTCTATAGCAGATTTTTTTCTTAAACGTTTAAAATCTTCTTTAACTAATTGAATATTTGAAAAATCATAATTATTATTCATTATAAATAAATAATAATTAATGTTTAATTTTTAAACTTAATAAATAATTAATATTATTGTTAATAATCCCTGAATAGCTGTGATTATTTTAGAAATATTTGTAACAGGATATATATCTCCATATCCCAATAAACAACCAGTAATAATTGAAAAATATAAACGATTTAAATATTTATTAGATAAAGAAGGATTAACATTATCAGAATCTAACTCTTGATTTTCTGTTTCTTTCTCTCCTTCTTTAGTAACTTTTTCAATAATTTTTTCTTCTCTTAATTGTTTATTAAAGTTAATAATTTTATTATTTTCATAATAATCATTTAAATTATTAAAAGTTTCTTTAATTTTTTCTTGAACCTTATCTTTTATAACTTCTTCTTTAACAATTTCTTTAAATTTATTAACACCCTCAAAATGATTGTCTTCTAATAACATATAAATAATTGAAAACAATAACATTAAAAATATTAATACATATATTTTGCTATATTTATTAATTAAAATTCTTTTTTCTATTTTATTAAATATATAATTCATTATTATATATTTATAATATTAAATTAAAATTGATAAAATAATAATCAAAATAATGTAAATAATATAAATCATATCAATAAATTTTATGACACAAATTATTGAAATTATTCCAAGTTATGAACCAAAAATAAATGAAGATAATACAGAAAAAATAGATTTAAATATTAGAGATTTACAAAAAAAATATCCGAATGGTTGTATTTGTTGTGGAAATACATTTTATCCAAAAAGATATTCTTCTATGATTGCAAGTCATTTTAATACATTAAAACATAAAAAAAGATGTTTATATCCAGCAAATGAAATATTTAAAGAAGAATTTGGTTCTTCAAATAATTTAAAAGAAGCGTTTGATATGAAATGCAAAGAATTAAGAGAGCAAAAAAAATTAGCATATCAATATAAAAATGAATTAGAAAAATTAAAAATACTAAATGAAAGTTTACAAGAACTCAATATACAGTTACAAAAAAGATTTACAGAAATATATAAGCCAAATAATATAAATTGTGAAAATTTAATAGATTTAAATTAAAATTTAATAGTTTTAGTTAAATATAACCAAAAGAATATACCAACAAATGCTTTTGCTAATAAATCTAAAATATTATAACCAATTATTTTACTAATATTGTTCATATTATAAAATATACCATAAAAAGCCCAGAGAATTAAGAAACTATAATAAATAATGCTTGAATTTAATGTTCTAGATTTTTTCATATAAATATACCATATAAATGCATACATTGCAAAGAAAAATATAAAACCAAGTATAGTAGCAGACATTTTAGATATAATTCCAATTTCTCCTATATATCCAGAACCAAGCATAGCATAATTTAAAATTAAAACATATAATACATTTAAGAAGTGAGTAGTTAATTTATTTTCTAATCCTAAAACCATACATAATACTAGTAACATAATAGGTGTACTTATAGACCAATCAGTATATCTAGTATCATTAATTGTTTTGTAAAATTTATTAGTTTTATCTTGTATTTTTTCTTCAAGTTCTTCATCATCTTTTAAATCATTAATTTCTTTTTCATATTTGTTATATTTTTCAACAAAAAGAGCATAAAAATATCCAGCAACAACAGATATGCATGTTTCTAAATTCATAATATGTCTAATTTGAGATACTGGATTTCTTAAAGCTTCTATAAAACAAATAGTACCAGTTGTTATTAAAAAAATATAGGTAAAATAAAAAGAACTTTTTATGGCTGATAATTCCATATTATATTAATAATATATTTAATATTTACAATAATATAATAATTTATAAGCACTAATTATAACACTTATTAATATTACAATATGTACAATATAATTAGATTGTTTAAGTGTTATATTTTTATTAATATATTTTTTTAAAATAGGTAATATAAAATTTTTTTTATCTTTCATATTTTTTTGAGATACTTTTGTAAGTGGACAACCATCAAAAATTAACCAAATAAAATAATATAGTAATGGATATGGAAATATATATATTAAATATTTATTAGGAATAAGAGGCATTAAAATAATAGATAATGGTATAAAAAAATGAATATAATATAATATATTCATATTATAATATATTTATAAATTATTTATTTTTGATTTTTTTATATAATAAAAAAGCTAAAGTTGCGCCTAATAATTGAGATATAATATAACCTAAACTTTTTTGTATAGTTATTTTTTTATTAAAAAGCATCATAAATGTAACAGCAGGATTAAAATGTCCATCTGAAAATTTACTCGAAAAATATATCATACTTGTAAGTGTTAAACCAATTGCTATAGGATTTCCAGTTACAATAATAACTGTTAAAAATATAAAAGTTCCAATAAATTCTGAAAATAAATCTAACATATATTTTATATATAGAATATATTCTTTTTTATTTTAAATAAAAGAAAAAAGAATAAATAAAGTATCTAATTCGAGTAAGCTAAACCACCCATACCCGACATAATACGGAGGACATTGTAGTTAACTGCGTAGACACGTACTTTGGCGGTGTTGACACCTTGAACGGTGGCATTCGATAAAACTAATTGAAGAGTGGCGTTGTCAATACGCGAGAAATTGCATGTGCCCGAGGGTTGGTGTTCTTCAGGGCGAAGGGCAAACGAGTAAACGTTAATACCGGTATCAGGGGCACGAGTGTGGTGTTGATATGGCTGGACAAGATCAAAGTAAGTACCTTCACGCTCAGAGAAGCGGTCTTGGCCATTAAGTTGTAATTTAGCAACGACAACTGGATTTTCACCCCAGCAGTGCATGTCTAAGGCGGTTTCACCTAAAACAAATGTTCCGGCATCCGAAACACCAGAATCAACATTTGCGTCAGCTCCTTGGCCAGTCAAAGATGCGGGTGTAACTTCATTCGAGAATGGATCTTGGAAGAAACCGGTACCCGAAATAAATGAGGCTGATGTTGTGGCATCACTGACACCACCGAAAGCATGAACGGCGTTGGGTAAAACATCTAATGCATCAGTGTAGTTGAAAGGTTGAGCACCTAATAAATGATTTAAAGCATGTCCATTTGTGGTCGAGGCACAGTAGTCAACATTGACATCAGGTTGAACAACCCAGATTAATTCTTTGCAAGGGTGGTTAAGATTTAATTTAATTTTGTTGGAAGATGAACCAACCGATTCATCACCAGTGAATTGTAATTGTTCAATTAAGTATTCGTGGGGGTTTTGGGCCATGCGGCGACGTTCATCGGTATCTAAGAAGATGTAATCAACGAATAACGAAGCAGCAGCTAATGATTGTCTGTAGGCTTCGTTAACTTTGGCGCCAGTGCCATCAATATTATCAACGGCCCATAAGCACTCTTCAATATTGCGAAGGTCTAAGTTAATTTTAACTTCGTGGTATTGTAAAGCAATTAATGGTAAAGCTAAACCGGGGTTACGGCAATACCAGAATTGTAAAGGAACATATAATGTGGTTTCGGGTAAAGCATTGCGGGGAGCGCAAACTTGACGAACGCCATCGGCAGCACAGGGGCCATCAACATTGGCGAATTTAGGGTCACATACATATGTTAATTGAGTAGTGTTACCAATCATTTTGTAGTAACCGCGTTCTTGTTCTTTCGATAAAGTTAATTGATTCCAGATGTGCATCCAGTCACCATATTGACGGTCAATACGTTGGCCACCAATTTCAACTTCAACAGTTGCGATTAATTGTTCACCAGGGAAATCTAACCATCTGGCGTATACTGAGCCAGTGCTGTTAGCCATATCTTGGTTAATTTCTGGTAATGTAACTTGTAAGTATGTGCGATAGGCTAAGTCACCATTACGCGAAATGGTGCAAGTGACACGGCGGCCGAAATCAGCTTGTCCATTGAAAGTTTGCTCAATAGATTCCATCGCGAAGCTAGTGTGACGACGATAGGTAACTTTGTAGAAAGTAATTTGGGGGTTTCCGGTTAAATAAACATCTTGTGCGCCATAGGCAACTAATTGCATAAGACCTCCAGCCATTTTTTATAATATTGATAAAGAAAAAAAAATTTTAAATATATTTTAATAAAAAATAAATATTAAATTTTTTTTATTAAAATATATATAACTCATGAAAAAATTACATGCTAATTCCATAACATTAGATATTGCACATAGTGAAATGTTAAATAAATTTAATAATAATAAAAATATATTAATTCCTAAATATAAAAATGAAATAGAAAAATTAGAAAGATTACTAAATAAAAAAAAAAATAGTAAGAAAAAAAATAATGAAACTGAGAATTTAAGTTATGAAATATATGAAATAGAAAGTAAAATAAATATTTATAAAGATAAAATTTTAAAAGCAGAAAAAGAAGAAAAAGATTATTATTTAAATAATTCAAAATTTATTTTTGACTATTTTGAAAAAAAACAAAATATAAATAATTCATATGAAAAAATTAATAGTGATAATAAATTAAATTCTTTTTTTTCAATAAATACACATGATAATGATACAAATTTAGAAATAAAATATAATGATAAAGATACAAATATAGATAAATATTTTTATAATATAGATAATTTAACTATTAATTATGAAAATTATTGTTATAATTCTGATACTTGTAAATTTTGTAAAAAAGGTGAATTTATTTATGTTGAAACAGAAGGAATGTGTATATGTAATGTTTGTTCAAAAACTGTTAAATATTTAATTGAAAATGAAAAACCTTCATATAAAGAACCACCAAAAGAAGTTTGTTTTTACGCATATAAAAGAATAAATCATCTTAGAGAAATTTTAGCACAATTTCAAGCTAAAGAAACTACAAATATTCCTCAAGAAGTATACGAAAACATAAAAAGTCAAATAAAAAAAGAGAGAATAGATTTAAAAGATTTAACAAATAAAAAAACTAAAGAAATATTAAAAAATTTAGGATATAATAAATATTATGAGCATATACCATATATAAAAGATAAATTAGGTATTAAACCTCCAATTATGAGTCAACAATTAGAAGAAACATTATGTAATTTATTTATGGAAATACAAAAACCATATTCTAAATTTTGTCCAAAAGATAGAGTTAATTTTTTAAATTATTATTATACATTATATAAATTATGTGAAATTTTAAATGAAAAAAAGTTTTTACCTTTTTTTCCTATGTTAAAAGATAGAGATAAAAGAGTAGAACAAGACCAAATTTGGAAGAAAATTTGTGATGAGTTAGGTTGGACATTTATTCCAACTCCTTAAAAATTATAATTAATTTTTTTTATTTGTTTTATTTTTTTTTATTTTTTTAATTTTTTTAATTTTTCTACTTTTTTTATTTTTATTTTTATTTTTATTTTTATTTTTATTTGTTTTATTTTTTTTTTTCATTACGCCACTTGCTTTTTTTTGATATGTACTTTATTTTTTTATTTTCCATGTTCTTTTTTTCCCATATATTATTTCTTCTGGGGTACTAATTAATTTATTTAAACTTTTTAACTCCATTTTTTCAGGTAATTTTATTTCTTGTTTTTTATTTAATAAATTATTTGGTATAGGTAATTGAGATGGAGAAGGTGCTTTTTTTCTTGGAAAATTTTTTCTAGTTCTATTTATTAAATCTTCATTTGGTCTTATTCCATCGGGTGAGTTATATCTTATATTAGATGATATCATTAATATATAATATAATATAATAAAATAAAATAAAATATAATAAAAAAATTTTGATATTATATTTTATTAGTATGTCTGAAAATAATAGACCAAGTTGGGAAGAATATTTTAAAGAAATAGTATTATTAACAAGTAAGAGGTCATCTTGTGAAAGATTAAAGGTGGGATGTTTATTTATAAAAAATAATAGAATAATTGCACAAGGATATAATGGATATATTGCAGGTTGTGAACATAAAGCAATAATAAAAGATAATCATAATATAGCAACAATACATGCTGAACAAAACGCAATAACGGATTGTGCAAAAAGAGGCGTAAGTTCAGATGGTGCAACTGCATATATAACTCATTATCCATGTTATAATTGTACAAAGTTATTGATTTCATCTGGCATTTCTAAAATTAATTATATAGAAGATTATAAAAATGATGTTTTATCAAAAGAGTTAGCAGATTCAGTAAATATAAAAATAAAAAAATTAATTTGATAAAATAATAATACTTTTATTTATTACATAATATAAACTACCAAAAAATATACTAATAAATATCATACCTCTAAGAGTAAAATTATTTTCTTTATTAAATAAAACAGGTAAAATATTAAATAATGATTTTTTAAAATATGGAGATTGAAAAATGAAATATAAAATGCATATTATTATGGGTGTTTGAAATTCTTTATATAAATATTCTACATTATTAACAACATTGGTATTTTTATTATCTTTATTTATTAAATCATTTTTGGATAAATAATTACTAATATAATCATTAGGGTCAGTATTTGGTATATAATTAGGTTTTACTTCTTGATCTTGTGTAATAATTTCTTTGTTTAATGGAATGTCTCTAGATGGTAAATTAGTTACACCTTTTGCAGATGCATTTTGTAATTGATTTATCAATTCATTATAATTATTTTGATTATTAGATTGTTGTACAACATTTTGTTCTGTATTATTAATTTCAGATGTTGTCATAGTAATATTATTTTGAGGAGGAGAATCATTATTTAAATTAGAAATATTAGGAAGTTCATTTAAATTAGTAGTATCATTTTGACTATTCATTATTTAATAAGTATTAATAAATAATAATTAAATAAATTACGCAAAATTAATAGTTTGCTTTTTATCACCACATTTAATATTTTTTTCATGTAATAAATAACATTCTTTATTTTCACTATCGAATGAAAATATTTTTTCAGTTATTTCATTATGTTTTGGTCCAATGAAATCATAACAATTTTTTCCTTTACATATATTTCTAAATAAGCTGGCTAATCCTAATCCAAGTATAATAGATAAAATAATTTTACCAATATTGGTATAAAATAATTTATTAATAACATTTTTTATTGCAGCCATTTATATAATATATATATATATATATATTATATATAATATAATAGTATTTTATAGATATTAAATAATTGGTATATTTTTAATTTTTTTTGAATCGTTTGGACATTTAATTTTATCAAATTTAAACTCGAAACAATTATCAGCTTTATCTTTAAATTCAATATTATCTTTATTACTTAAAGTTGGATAAACAACAATTTTCTTTTTTGTATCATTAAGATATATAAAAGTTATTCCTAAAATAAATGATAGTAAAAAAATTTTAATATTAATAATTTTAAAAATCATCATTGTTTTTATATATTATTATTATTTAAAAATAAAAATTCTTTAAGATTTATTTTTTCTAATTTTAAAGTATTAATAAGTAATTCACTATCTTTTTCTACCTTATGATATTTATATTTTTTGTTAAAAATTTGTTCATCAATTACTTTAATTTTATTTAAATAAATAGTATGAATATCATTTAAATATTTAATATCTTTATTTTCATTATATAATAAATAATATTCATCAACATCATTCATATAATCTAAACGTTCTTTTAATAATTCTTCATAATCTTTACTATCTGTTATTTTTTTATATTCTTCAGTATATTTATAATATAATTCTTGATAAGTATTTAAATTATTATTTAATTCAGTAAATAATTCAATAGCTTTTTCTTCAGAAATATAATTAAAAAGTACATCTAATTTAATGATAAGAATTTGTTTTTTAATACTATAAATTTCTTTAGAAGTGTTTATAATTTCTTCTTTTAAATTTAAATATTTTTTTTTTTCTAATTTAATATTTAATTTACATGGATTTTTAATATTGCCGCATATAGCAATTAATATATTATTTTCATCTTTAAAAATTGTTCCACCATCAGATTTACAATTAATGCATTTATATTTAAGTTTAGATATATCATTTCTTTTTTCACTAATATTTTTAGTATTGTTTTCAATAATATTTTTTTTTAAATTATTCTTATAATTTTCATAAGAGTTTTTGAGTGTATAATAATTATTAAATTCTTCTAAATATTTAATATAACTCTTACTATTTATATAATTAAAACTATCCATTTTATAAATTAGAAATATATTTTTCTATGTAATAAAGACGCCTCGGGATGATTGCTATAATCAGGTAAATCAGTTATTAGATTATGTTTAATACGATTATTATTATCAATATTTTGTCTATTATAATAAATTAATTTAGACATAATATATTGTTTATCTTGTAAATTTTTTTTATAAATATCTTCTTTATTTTTAAATCCTTTATATTTAAAAATTAATGTAAATGATAGTAGTAAAATAAAAATAAAAAATAATAAAGAATTATAGAAAAAAGAATTTTCTAAGAATTTTTTTTCAGTACATTTTTTTAATTGTAAATTTATAAAATTTTTTACATTTTCTGTTACCAATCTTGGTTTATTAGAAAAATCAATATCATTAAAAAATTTTGTATTATTTGATATACTATCTATAATATAATTATCTTTATTCATTTAAAATATAAAGTTATTTAATAAATAATATTTTATACATATAAATATAATAATGTCAAATCCAAATCCAAATCCATTGGGTGATATAAATTCTGGTTATATATCATCAGAAACTTCTACTCCGACTCCATTAAATTCTATGTTTTATTTTCTAATATTAACAATAATTTACATATTAGTAAATATTTTTTTAATATATAGTTCTTCAGATTTTAATAATTCGATTATATTAGCCGTATATTCAATATTATTATTATTAGGATTATATTTTATAAATACATCCACAATAAAACAATTATGTGGTTCTAATGATGCAAATTATAAACCTCCTTATAATAAAATAATAACATTAACAGCTGGGCCATGGATAATAATATTTGGAAGTTTATATTTTTTATTGGAAATATATCCTGGATGGATAAAACCTTTTTCTAATACATTTGGTTATATGATAATTAGCTTTTTAGGAGTTGAAAAAATGTTAAAATCAAATTTAAAATCAAATGATGAAGTAGATGGAAAAGAACATGGATTAATAAAAGCAATAAATTATATAGAAAATAATGTATCTACTTTTATAAATCAATTTGATACAAATGATATAGAATTTGAAAATTTTTTCAGGAAAATAAAAGATTCTAAATTATTTAAAGATGAATTATTTAACGGAAATGATGTAAAATCTAATAATTTTTATTTAGAATTACATAAATTAGTAAAAATAAAAAATGAAATAGGAAAAGCTGTTTGGTATATATTAGCCGGAACAATAATATCTTCAGTAAGTTACAATATTTTAATGGATATAAAATGTGAAAAATCAACTCAACAAATGGATAATATTATAAATAATCAAATGGGACAACCAGAAATACTAAATGGAACAAAATGGAGAATTGAATTTGCATCAAATGATGAAGAAAAATATCAAATTGATAATACTTTAAAGAATTATGAGAAAATTAATATTGGAATACTAAATAGAACTTCACCTGAATTTATAAATGTATTTAAAACTAAAAAATCAGAAAATAAAAATGGTGTTCCATTTACTAATAATAAACCAGATAAAACTAATCATGTATTTTTTAGTAATTATGAATTATCAGGTTTTGGTGTAGATTATGAATTTACATCAAATAATTATATTGAAATAGAAAAACATTTTCAAGGCATTAGAAGTGTTTATTTTATACCCATTAAATAAAATATCAATAATTTTAAATATTTTTTATATAAAATTATTTAAAAAATATTGTGATGAATATTAGTGTAATATAATGTAATAATATATGAAATAATAGCAATAATAATAATGACCAACCAAATAGGAGTAATAGTTTTTTTATCATAACCTATACCAAACTCCATGGGTATACCATTACTATCAAATATCATTTTTGGTTTTAAATAGTAAATTATAGAAAATAATACAAAAAATATAACTATTGTTGTTAATAAAGTATTATTCATAATAATTTTTCTTAACATTGTTAATATTATATAAAAAAAATATAATATTAATTTTTATTTTTATTTAAAAAATACTTTTACCTGTAACTAATTCATTTCCTAAAATACCTAAAAATCCAAGCATGGCAAGTCTTCCATTATTTAGTTCTTGATTAAATAAATTTTCACTAATTTTATCTACGTTATAATTTCCTAAATTACCAGGCTGATAATCAGTCTTAAGCATAAATGTTGTATTTGTATCAAAAGGATTTACCCATCCTCTTCCCATTCTAATAATATCATATGATGCAAGTCCTAACCAAACTGGTGCTTGATGATATAGGTCTAAATTACTTAGATAATTAATACCTGGTTCAGAACTATCTTTATTTAAAATTTCAAGAGTTGGAATAATAGTAGTGGCTAACATTGCAAGTCTACCATGTTGAAGTTCTGCTTCACGAGTAAATTTAATTCTATTTTCACTTTTATTTTTTAGAATATTTAGCGGGTCAAAGTTAGTAATTGGTTTTGTCGAACCATAATATTTAAAAGTTTTAACATTTGTTTTCATATTTGGTTTAATTACTAATCCATATACACAAGACAACATCATATAAAGTGAAACAACAGAACGCATTATGATTAATAATGATTAAATATTTTTAAATTATTTTTTTAAAATATTTAAATTTTTTTATAACTAATATTCATCTTCACTTTCATAATCATCATCGTCTGCCATATCATTCATGTCATATGCATCGTCTTCTATATCATTTTCAGCAATTTCTTTTTCTTCCATTTCCATTAAAAATATTTCTTTATTCATATCTGTTATAAAATCTTTTTTATTTAATTTTTTTTCTAGAAGTGCTTGTTTTTCCATAGCTATTCTTTCTTCGTCATAATTTTCTTTTACATATTGAGTTACACCTTTTTGCATACCTTTATTCCATTTTTCTAATTTATTATTTTTAAATAAATTTTCTATTTCTCTCTCTTCATCTGATAAATTTTTTAAATAATCTGTTATTAAATCTTTCTCTTTTTCTTTTGCAAAAGTAATATTTTCTTTTACTTTTTTATAACTATTATTAATATCATTGTTTACATTATGTAGTGTATTTAAAAAGTTGTTCAAATAGTCAAATATATCTTTATATATTACATTTTTATCATAAGAATCATTTAATGATGAAATATTTAATTCTATATCGTTATTTTCTAGAATATTAAAAAATTCATTAAAAATATTAAGATAAAAATAGTTATATATCATATTTAACAAATTAATATCAAAAATGCTAAAAATCTTTGTATCTTTATTGATTAATATTTCTTCATAATATACTAATTTTTCAGACAATTTAATAAAAATAGAATATTTATCACTAATAAAATTAAATATAATTCTTAAAACATCAATATTACTAAAATTTAAAAAATTATTATAATATTTTTTTAAAATATTATAAACGTCACCATTATGTATTTCCGATAAATTCCAATGTTTTGGAATTCCATTATAATTTATTGATTTATTACAAATAATATTTGGAAAAATTTTAATAAGGTCAATTAAATAATTTTTAAACAAATAAAAATTCTTATTATCGAAAGAAAAAGTCATTTTTTTTTCGAATTTTTCAAATTCTTGTTTTGATAATGTATCTATATTTTTTAAATTTAATATTATATTATTTTTCATAATATTGTTAGCTCTGTATAAATAATTTTTTATATCATTAGAATTATTATCATTAAATTTAATAATATCATAATTATCTATAAAATTATAAAGTTTGTTAATAAAAATATCATCAAATTTTTCAATTAATGAATCATTATTATAATCATTTATAACATTTCTTAATTCTTCTATATTATTTAAATTTTGTATATTGTTATCAATGTAATTTGTATTTTTTTTATTTATTATATCTATTAAATTTAATAATGCTTCATTATTAAAATTTTTTCCTTGTTCTTTTATATTTTCAATAATAGTATAAATATCTTCATTATAATCTATTCCAATTGGTTTACTATTACAAATTGGTTTAATATTATTATCAATAGCATTTTGATTATTAAAATTACAATAAAATATGAAAGATTTATAAATAGTTTCTTCACTAAAATCATTAGATAATTTTGGAAAAATATTTTTTGTATTTTCATTATGGAACAAAATAGTAGAACTTTCTAAAATTTTAATATCATTAATAATTTTTTCATAATTGAATATTAATGAATTATTAGATTCAATAATTTTATCTTCTTTTATAAAATATTTTATTGAATTATTCTCAGAATTACAACATGCATTTTCCATATATGGTTCTCCATTATTACTTTCTAATATTGGAGATTTTTTCTTTACAATATTTT